ACAGAGTTACCTAGAATCCACAAAGAATTACCAAACGGAGATGCTTTCTATCTAATTTGGAATAACACAACACCGACTTTCCCAAGCGGTGATGCTAACTTCAAGTATGGAGCACCACGCCCTATGTCTGAGAAAGAAAGAACATCATCCTTCTTAGGTCGAAAGGTTGGTACTAACGATGAACCTTCACTTATTAGTGTACGGTCAAGCGGTAAAATGGCTGATACTCAGTACGCTAGTTTTCTACCCGGTTCGATAGGATTGAGACCAGGTAGGGATGGTAAAGTTGCTTATGCTAAAGAATTAAGCGACCTTGTACCTAATGAAGAAGTGGCGGGAATATTCTCAGCACCACCTATGACTATGACAGAATCTGGTCCAGCAGGTATCGTGCCGGATATGCTAAACGGTCTATACCCTAACGGCGGATTACTACCTTCTTTCGCAACACTAGAACAATATCATACAGACCACAAAGACGATAAAGATTGGTGGGACCAATGGGTCGGTTGCGTTGGTGAAGTTGTTCATATAGACCCAAGAGAACGTGGTGGATATATTGTAACACTAGGAGACTTAGATATTACATCAACTGCTCCGGGAATTGATTTAGTCATACCAAAGGCACATGAGCACTTACTAACCTTCGGGATTGGTTCGCAGGTTCTAGTGGTCGGGCAGACATACAAATCTAGAGATGACGAAATGAGATTTACAACACATGGTTGGTGGTGCGTCGATTCTATCGAAGCAGTATCAGTCGATGCTGAATCATGGGAGGATTAAGCATGGCTTGGGCTCAACCTGCGGCAAAGGGGGTGAAAGCCTCCGCCGCTCCTTCCTATACTGTTGACCATTATAGGGAATTATTCAACAAGAATGCTGAGCGTAAGTTATTATCCACGCCTATACGCATGGCTTTGGTCGGTAAAGAAAACACCGCTAAGACTGGTCTTGCATTATCACTAGCGAGAACACCAAAGGAAATTAAGGATGGTAAAAAGGTCATTATATTTGACTTCGATAATTCAGCCGAAGCAACGGTCAGATTCGTTTGTCCTGATGACCCTAACGTAATTGTTCTTAAACTATTTGATGAGACAGATGACTCTATATTTGAAGAAGATGGAGTAACAGTATCGTGGCATGGTTTAGTAAAAAAGGTCAAAGCATTCGTTACAATCGCTGGAGACTTATGCGAAGATGGTGAAGTCGCCGCAGTTATTTGTGATGGTGGCTCAACATATCTTAAGTGGTGCGAGTTTAGTATGCGTGAATCATTACTTGCTAAAGGAGTAATTGATGATGAAGGAGATTCATTCAACCAAAAAGAATGGCGTGAGCGTAATCAAACATATCGAGATACACTATACCGTATTCAAGCACTTCCGGTCGATAGAGTATTCTTTACCTTCCATCTGAAAGACCATAGACAATATCTAGGTGATGGTGGAGGCAAAAAAGTTCTCATGAAAGTTGGTGAAAAACCGGATTGGGTAGATGGTACACAACGAAACATGAGCCAGCAGATATTCTTAGCGAGATACACACAAAAAGGTGATGAGGCCGCAGGTGTCAAAGCAGATAAAACTCTTAAAGCAGGTGAGTTTGTTGTCCGTGCTGTCATAGAGGAAATGAAAGGGACAGGCAGCGAGTTTGTTGGTACTTCACATGACGTATTGAAAATTAAAGATAACAAAGTAACATGGAACGGTCTACCGGACATGGGGTTGATATAATGTCCGATAAAATGAATCAAGTCGCTAGTGACATAGACAGAATGTTTTTAGAGATAAGACAACTACAAGATGAGATGTATCAACTAAGAAGTTCAATATCAATCATAGCAGAAAGATTGGCTAAGGAAAGTGACGAACCTCTGTCAAAATGGACATAATCTTTATAAGTGGTAACTAGGTGGATTCAAATATGTTAGTCAAGACGGGAAACCTCAAGAGATTATTAGAAGTAACAGCAAGAAAACAATTTGTGAATGCAAAACCTCAACAGCAGGTTATAGGCTGTGTCATTAGACCCAACGGGGATAGTGCGAACACCACAAGTCTAGTTAGAGATGGCAAGACGAGTCTTGGTAAGTTTTCAATCCCCTGTTCATGGTCAGAAAATGAAGATGCAATAGTCATCCCCGACATTGATAGAACACTAGGAGTTCTTTCAGCACATAGCGGAGATGTAACCCTAACACAATTAGGTGGTTCATTAAAGATTAAGAGCAGCGGTAAGCAAACGACATTAGTTGCAGAGCCGGGTAGTCTAGCGTTCCCACACAGTCAAGAAACAATTGCACAGTGGGAAGAGAAGTCTGTAAGTATGTCTAATCAGATTGACCCTGCTGCGGGATGCTATATTATGCGTGATGGCTCAAAAAGAAATGCTATGCACATGGTTGAGACTTCATCTAACCTTCTTCACGAGGCTTTAAGATGTGATAACATGAACGGTCAAAAACTTAACCAATATACCTTTCAGCACGACGGCAAAGACACATTATTCGTTCTAACCGGTAGCGATTTGAAAGGGCAGACTGAGACAATACTTAATGATGATACACCTTTCCAAGAGGATTTTACAACAACCTTTGAAGGTGGATTAGAGCAAATGCTATCTAACTATGATGGTATGGTCAATCTATACTTCATAGACTTCCGACCAGAAGGACAGGGTATCAGACTATTACTTGTATTCGACAATGGTGATTGGGTATTCCAAGCAGCAGTTATTAAGAGGTGATTCCCAATGATGGAATTACACGAAGTCAAATACTATACAGGCGACCCCTGTTATGTTATAGAAGATAATAGATGGAATGAGTTTTGTGAATTACTTTGGGCTGAGCAAAACGAAGATTACGAAGCAGAATTAGATTGGACTATGAATGAAGGAACTCTTTCAGAGGAGACATACAAAATAGAAGTCTATCCTTCTCCGGGAGGAGATGGCTGTTGGTATTTTAGTGGTGGTGAAATGGGAGTTGATGCAGGTTTATTGGCTATCGTTCCTATCGAGTGTTGCCATGAAAACCCTACCGGTATGGGTATATTACATAAGTCAAAACCTACGATATCAGTAGACCACCACGAAGGTAAAGTAACGCTTAACGGAGAACTAGATTCTTCATGGATGATTTGTAATTGTGGTTCAGAAACTAGAGCAAATGATACTTGGGATTGTGAACACTGTTATGAACCGCAGTGCGACGATTGTGCGGGCAACTGCTGTGACGAAGGAGGTTTTTAGGATGAAAACAATAATATCCGTATCGACTTCAACAGGTATAACTTGGATGGATATAAGAGATATATCATCAATAACAGAACCCTACGATAATGAACCTTTCTTAATCCACATGGCCTCTGGTACTATATTTGAATCAGGAGATATATTGCCTCTATTCGAGGCTTGGAAAAAATATAATGATGGAGATGAAGAAGAATGAGTTTAGAAAGACATATAATAAGAACACCACTAAAAAAGAGATATGGCGCACCGCCTTTCAGCATACTAGATGCTCGTCAAGGTTATTGGCAAGACAGAAAGCGTTGGTGGACTCGTAAAGGTATTCGTTCAGAATTAGGTAGGGGTGAAGCACTTATCGCTATGTCAAAGTCGAACATGAAGTATATGTTTGGTAAAAAGGAATATGATTTCGACCAATTACAAAAAGAAGGCTTTCTTCTAACAGATGAAGAAGTATCGGTCGGTGGAGATTCAAAAGGTAATGCTAAGACATTCGCTATTGGAGACAAAGCAACGTGGAATGAAACTAAGAAAGATACTAGAGCAATTCCGGGAGGAGGCACAGGTAAAAATAGTGCATGGCTTCATAAGAATGAGGATGGTACAACAAGTGCCGCCCTAAAAGAAGGTGATGCTTTCCAAAATAGAGCAACAGGTACTTCTATATTCGACCCAGTGCTAACAGAGTTAATGTATAATTGGTTCTGCCCCGAAGGTGGTAGCATTCTTGACCCTTTCTGTGGTGGTTCTGTAAGAGGAATTGTTGCAGCACATGGTAATCATCAGTATGCGGGTATGGAATTACGTTCCGACCAAGTACAAGCAAATAGGATTCAAGGATTAGAGATTCTAGGTAATACAGATTTACCTATGCCTAATTGGGTTGTTGGAGACGCACTAGACATACAGGATAAGATAGGTGGTCAATGGGATATGGTATTTTCATGCCCGCCCTATGGTGACCTTGAAGTCTATTCAGAAGATGATAGGGATTTATCCACTATGGAACACCACGAGTTTTTAGATTCGTATAGAAATATTATTCAGCGTTCTGTTGATATGCTCAAGCCTAATAGATTTGCTGTGTTCGTTGTTGGAGACTTTAGAAATGAAAAAGGATTCTATCGTAACTTCGTTAGCGACACTATTGACGCATTTCAATCAGCAGGTGCTACCTTATACAATGAATGTATTTTAATTACAGTTGCAGGTAGCCTTCCTATAAGAGTCCATAAGCAGTTTGCTAACAATAGAAAGTTAGGTAAAACTCATCAGAATGTTTTAATCTTCTTCAAGGGTGACCCAAAGACTATACAGGATGAGTTTCATTACTTAGATGTTGAAGATAAGACTGAGGATGTTGAATGGCTTTAGACTTAAGCGAGTTTAAGCCACTAACATTAGAAAACTATACCGAGTTTCGTGAAGCACTTTCTTCTATGTCTTGTGGTAGGTTAATTAGGTACTATGAATCTCCCCTTAGATTGATGCACCAACCTCATGTATTCAAGTTAGGATATATTGATGATGAATTAGTCGTTCTGAAAGACAGACAAATTATGGGTACTCAAGTATTGTATGCTATCCTACCATCAAGTGATGATATGGTGAATAAATTAAACGATGCAGGTATTCCTAGCCTAGTAAATGAGTCCGGTATGCAAGAATGTGTGCTTGATAATGAAGAATACATATACAAACTTAGTGCATTCAGCGATAGATACGGGGTGAACAAGAACCAATTAAGAAGGCCATGTAACAAGGCTGAGTCGCTTAACGACTCAGATACAATAGATATACAGGTTCATTGGGGCAACGTACCATACAAAACGCTTGAATCATGTAATGCTTTGACCGGCAGATGGTTAGGACAAAGGGATAAAAAAGCATGGAAGCCTAACTTCTTTATTGACTCGTTCAATGCTTATTCACAATTAGAAGATGCACTTCTTCTGACCATTATGGAAGGGGATAGATGTATAGGGTATCATCTTTCACATAGGACTGACAACGGTCTAATATATGATACGGCCTGTAAAGACTACGATAATAAGTTAATAAAGAATATGACACCTGTTCTCCTCCACTATGCTTCAAAGGCATGGGAAGAGAAATTAGGGTTGGATAGTGCTTATGTAAATAGAGGTGCAGCAGTTAGAGGTGCTTCTAGTAAGATAGCAAAGCAGAAACTAAGACCGGCTATCGTAAATAAGATATACAAAACCGTACCTAGTATAAAGATAACGAAAGAATTGAAGGCCTCTTACTTTGAAAAAAGAAACTATACAGAGTGGTTGTAATCCAAAGATTTATAACCCCATGCCTCTTCCGTAATAGTAGAAAGCCCATAGGCGGGAAGCCAAAATAAATGACAGAAACAGAATATGCAATAGTAATAGATGAAGAACAAGATGGAATACAAGAAATAATACCCTGTAAAGCGAATGTAAGATTCGTTAAAGATGGAGTATGGTATCTCCTAAGCACAGGTACAGCAGATACCTCTAAACCATATAGACAAGAATCATGGTTAAGAGAAGAATATATCAACAAAGGACAAACCCTTCAACAGATTGGGAATAGATGTGGTGTAAGTCCTATGACCATAAACCAGTGGATTGTAAAGCATGGTATCGAAAGCAGACCAAGAGGAAGGAGACAAGAATGAGTGTATCATTCTATTTGTGCGGACCAATTCTCGAAGGTGATGAGCGTTGGCGTTCAATAGGGTGGCGTGAAGTAGCATATAATATATTGACCGAAAAAGGATTTACAGTATTCAATCCTATGGTTAGTGCTAAAGCAGGTGATGTTCATTATGATGAGACATTCAAAGAATTAATAGTCCCTAGAGATAAATTAATGATAGACCGAAGTGATATTATTATAGTCAATTATGTTCCTAAAGAATTAAGCATAGGTACTTGTATGGAGATTATGTATGCACACATGACCGGCAAGAAGGTTATATGGTTTGCGGAGGACCAAGAACTCTGTTTAGACTTAGAAGATAATCCTTGGGTCATAGCACATAATGATTGGGAGTTTGTTAGACCATTTAGTGCAGAAGTTATGGATGATATAGCGGAATGGTTTAATTGTTTCAAACCACATAACCCACTAACTATAAGCCGTGATGGATGGCAAGTATTATAACTAAGCGATATAACGGAACACTATGATAGTGGATAAGTTAGGCGGGAAAAGGGTTGCAGTTAGGTATCGTGACCCAGTAACGCTTGACCGAAAGCAAGATATAATAAGCCACATTTACCCTTATGGTTTTATTAGAGATGAAGAAGCAGATTTAGTTTCAGCAATAAGAAAGGAAGAGGGTTTTAGTGGTCTTTATGGTGAATCACTTACTAAGATAACACTTAGCGACCCTTATGAAGTATCACAACTAAAGGATAAGTTTTCACAGACTTGGGAATGTAATATCCCCTTCACTAATAGAGTACTTATGGATAATGGTAAAGAGTACCCATTCTATAAGCATCGTGTATGGTATGTCGACCTTGAATGGAATGAAAGGGAAGAAGTAACGGTTGCGACTGTCTATGATAATTACATGGGGAAATATCTAACGTGGTTTGTATCACCGCCCGGTCAAACTCACCCACCATTAGTAAGTAAGTTAGGAGATAAAACATTCAATCCCCCACTTAAAGCATTCAAGACCGAAAAGGAATTACTCGATGATTTCTTCCATGTGATGATGAAGAAAGACCCAGATGTATTGACAGGTTGGTTCTTTATGGGTGCTGATATGCGAGTCCTGTTTGATGCTTGTAAGAGGCATGGTTGGAATGCAGGTAAAAGAATGAGTCCACATGGTTCTGTTCGTTATCAGTTTGATGATTGGTCACAATGTATCAAAGGCAGAATTACTATTGACCTAATGACTGTATTCTGTAAGTTATGGCGAATAAAGAACGGGCAACTACCTGGTCAAAGCCTAAAAGATGTATCGCAGTTTGTTCTTGAAGATGAAGAAAAGATGGACCTAGCAGACGGGCATGATACATACTATACTGACATCGGTCTATACATTGACTATAACATACAAGACGTAGCATTACTTCCTAAATTAGATAAGATGTTGAATTGTATCGACCACTATATCAACTTACAGCATATTGTTCAGTGTGATTTTACAACAACTCCTTGGGTCACTAGATTAGCAACAGTATTATTTATGCGTGATAAAGAAATTGACTGGAAGATGCCTTCAAGGGCTCAGTTTGGTTATGAAGATTATCAAGGTGCAGATATACAAGAACCGGTAGCAGGGCTATATGAAAATGTTGCCATCATGGATATTAGAGCCATGTACCATAGTAATGTCGTTAAGTATAATATATCTTGGGAAACTTTACTTGATGAGAAGAATGCTGTGTTCGATACAGACGCACCAACAGGTGCATTAGGTCGTGCTATGAACCTACTTACAGATTTAAGAAATGAGTACAAGGCTAATATGAAGGCTTCGACAACCAAAGACGAAAAGACTAAATGGGATTCGGCTCAATTCGCAACAAAGTCCCTAGTGGCTTCGCTGTATGGAGTGTGTGGCGATAGCCGATTCGGTATGTATCACCCTGCGGTAGCGGCGGCCATTACTAGGGAATCAAGAAACACTCTTTTTACGCTTAGGGATAAATGTATTGAATGGGGTTGTGATGTAATTTATGGTCATACTGATTCTGTTTTCGTATGTGTTGAATCCCCCGAAGCGGGTGTGGAGATGGTTGAGTGGATTAACAAAGAAATGGCTCCGATAGAAACTGAATATGAAAAGCATTGTGAGCGTATGCTTCTTAAGGCTAAGAATAGATACGCAGGTAAGGTAGTATGGACTGATGGTAAATACCACGAACCCGACTATTATATCAAGGGGATTGAATCTAAGCAAGCAAGGATGCCTCAGATAATGAAGGATGCTATGAATACAACTATAAACTCTATGCTTGATGGTAAAAGTGAAGAAAGTGTTACAGAGAAAGTATGTAATATTATACATGATATGATAGATGGTAGCATATCCCTTGATGACCTAAAACAGAAAGGTAAATTAAAGAAAGACCTAAAAGACTATAAGACAATAGGTGGCTCGGCAGCAGGAGCATTATGGGCGAATACACACTTAGGAAAACAATATAGAAAAGGTTCATATTTTTGGAATCTGATAGATAATAACGGAAGGTTTATATCTTTTGACAGGGTGGAAGAACTACCAGCAACCATCGGGATAGGGTACGAGATAATGTCTGATAGATATATTTTAGAGAAAGTTAAACCTTTCTATGAAATAGCATCTTGGGATATGTCTCCACTATACGATGCGAAGAAGGGAAGGAAAACAGTAGAGTGGTTATAATGAAAGGACAAAGAACGCCGAAGAAAATGACAGTAAAACAGGTCATGCAACAAGACTTAAGAGAAATGAAAGAAAAAGTGGATTTGATTGAAGAAAAACATAATCAATTAGTGAGTGTTTTTATTGACTTTAGCAAACACGCTGAGAATATGACAACACTTTTACATCTTCATCTATTAGACGCAGGTCTAGCAGTTAAGGAAGAATGTAGTGGGTGTGGTATGAATATCATTTATCCTCATGCGTTTGAAGAAATACAGGCTATGCCGGTCTGCCCTAACAGGATTAACAACAATGGTGAAGAAGTTAAAGAGTGTATGGATGGTTTTAACCACATAGAAAATCCCTTTGCTAATAATGAAGAAGAGTGAATATATGGAGTCATCATATAATCCCTATGAAGTAATAGGTGATGTTAAACTCCGTATAAGCAAATCATCCTTTATGTCGGCAAGGCAGTGTCCTCGTAAGTATTGGTGGAATAAGGTAGCATTACCCGATGTAAGAATACCCGCCACCGAGTTTATGATTAAAGGAACAATAGTGCATGAAGGTGTCGAGAATCTATATACTACTAAAGAACAACATACGGGGCTAGAGACTATAAGAGCCCAGTTACCCGTAGCGACAGAGTATGATGACACCTTTGACGAAATCGCAGTTATGGAGACACAACGCTTGGAAGTATGGGGCAACGAGTTCTTCTTGCCGATTGAGGCAGAAGTAAAGAAGGAGGTGTATGACCCTGAATATGATGTTGTTCTTTCGGGTATGTGGGATGGTCTTATGCTACACCCCGATGGTGGTCTTTGTATTATGGAATTGAAAACAGGTGACCTTAGTACCGCTAAGTTAAGCAGGGTGCGAAGAGAATTATGTTTCTATACTAGAATGATTAGACTACTAGGCTATGAAGAAAAATATGGTCCTGTGACTCACATGATGCTAATATCCTCTGATTGCACCAACCCTAAAACAGCAGAGACTTTACTAAAAAGTAAAAACAAAGAAGTCTATGTTGGAGATGTTAAGGGGATAACTGTAATAGAGAAACTAGGTAAGCGTAGCCACACTGCTTTTGAAAAAGACTATGCTAGGATTGTTAATACTCTTAAGATGAAAGATTGGACTCCTAAGTGGAGCGAATACTTCTGTGCAAACTATTGTGATTTCTATTTATCATGTGATGAAGAGTTACATGGTGCTGGTCAAGACCCAACGGTGATAGTATGAATACAAAAGATTTACAAAACTTAACGACAATAGAAATGTGTGAAGAATGCGGCAAACTAAAAATGTGGAATATAACACATACATTCGCAGTAGCCATGCAAGAAGGCAAAGGTTTATCAAAGAATAGAATTAGGACTTGTCAAGGGTGTGGTGCAGTTGAAGGATATGATGGACCTACTGACATTTCCTCGTGAAATAGGTTTGAAAAGAAAGATATGTACTAGCGAATATAATTTCAAAGAGTATGTGAGGAAACTCAATGGTAAGGCAGATTTATACACGAGTCTATACTCATTTGGTAACATGGATGATAAAGATAATACAGCCATCATGGATAGAGCGTGGTGGGATTTTGATTCTAACGATGACTATACAATAGAGCAAGTCAAAGATGATGTTGCTATGCTTCTATGCAGATTAGAGGGTGATGTAAGATTAGTTGCGACAGGAAGAGGATTTCATGTTCATCAGTTATTTGATATATCGGTAGATTCACGAAGATGGAGACATACTATTGATAGATACCAAAGATTCATGGCTAATGGTCTTTTAACACTAGACGGTGTTGGTTATCCTCGAAAACTATGCAGAATCCCACATACATATAACGCTAAAAGGGGGCGTTTTGCGGTAATGGTGGATGTAAATACTTTCAAGACGACTCCACAGACGACTCTTATAGCAAATAGGCCGAAAGAATCACCCGTTGCACATCTTCATCCGTATTGGGGAGAAAAAAGAAAGGATGGTGGTTTTGATATAAGACAATGGGCTGCGAGTAACCCTGTCGAGTTGATGGGCGATTGGAATAAACAACAAGTAACGGTCATAGAAGGAACACAAGAGGCTATTCCTATGATTCCATGTCTGCAACGAGAAATAGAAGTATCAAATCCCCCACACCATATACGGGTCGCATTAGCACAACATTTATTTGAGCACTTAAGAAACTTCGCAGAACCAACTGCTTTAACATATGAGCAGAAACAGGAAATGATAGATTTAGCGGTCTTATTTATTCAGAAACTAGAGTGGCAAGACTACAATGAACAGGTCACAAGGAAAGCACTAAATACTCTTGTGTCTTACGGAAGGTCTACGTCTTGTGCGTGGTTCTGCAAGCGTGGCCTTTGTGCGGCTCCGTGTTGGCGAGATGATGGAACTAGGCGTGAATACTGAAAAAGGTTTTTATAGGTCCAGTTCTCCTATAAGTATTATGCACAAAGAACCTTGTGTTCGATGTATGTCGGTTAATATGGTTATGCCTGTGCATGGGTCAAGAAAATGTATTTCATGTTTTCTTAGTGTTGATTCGTGCTCAGAAGGTCATCCTACATACTTGAATTAAGAATGCTTATAAGTAATGACTAAGTCGATTGGTCATGCGTGAACTACCTCGTGGGTATCTCATAGTGGATGATAGAGAAAATGATAAAGTAATCCATAAATTATTTATGTCTCTAGGTGATGCTAAAACAGACCCAAATGGTAAAGTATATGTTACTCGTCTTAAGACAGGGGATTATATCATAGATGATTGGATTATAGAGGCTAAAGAAATCAAAGACTTATCTGCATCAATAATAGGGCAGGGGCGGTCTAGAACCATAGCGGCTCAGTTAAGGGATATGAATGAGTATGCTGCTGATAATACAATGACACCATATCTGGTAGTATATGGGGAGACTAAAGACCTCAAACCATTCTTTGCCAAAGGAAAAAAAGGAGGAAAACAAAACGCTGTGATACAAAAAGCGAGAATGAAGAGTAGGATAGCGGCATTCAAAAAGACCTTTCTTTTTCGATTTCCCGCTACACATTTTTTTGAAGTTGAAACGCTAGAAGATTATGTTGCATGGATTATTGAAGCATATACTCAAAAAGTCGTTTTGAATCACGCTCCATCCTCAGAATAACTATCAGCATCACCCGAAGTTTTTCTTAATTTATCACTTGATGCCCTACCGTCTGATTTGTAAATAATATTACCGCTAGAATCGTATGTGCCGCTAGAAGTTTTTGTATTAATAGAATCTTTTGTTCCACTTAAGAATCCTTTTGTATTATCCCCTGTTGTTAATTTGCTCTTAGAAGATAAATTACCTATTGATGCTCTTTCTCTAGTATTAAATATTACATTAACACCTTTTATTAATAATGAACCAAATGGAGAACTATCTTTCCCATCCTTTACAGTAAGTAATGAACCTCCGGGAACTCTTCCAACAGTAATTTTAATTTTATTACCTGCAATATTAGCCCCTAATAATTTATCACCGTTGAATACCATAAGTCTTTGTGTTTCATCAGAAGATTTAATATTAAGAATCTTTTCGCTTACGTGACCACTATCTATACACTCAACAAGACAATTTATAGAGTACGTTTCACCACCACCTGTTTTGGGTGCTAATACATATAACTGTACCATTATTCTATCGTCTATACTATCAATAGGTACTGTTACAGTAACAGAGCCTTCGTGATAATCTGATTTATCAACAACCCCTGTTTCTGCTATGTGGCTCACTCCGGGTAGTGTAAAGCCTTCGGAAGTTATCATAGCACTACCGCTTTCTATCTTATTAGAATTACCTATTCCTTCAATACCCTTAACTCTTTTTGAGTTAGTATCACCCTTCTTGTCAAATCCTAATAAGCCTGTTTTACCACCAAGTTTCAAATCTAAATCTGTCTTACCTCTAATACTATTTAGAGAACCTCTGCTTAGTCTGTTTATACTTATTTTTGATTTAGTCTTTAGAGAACCTATACTGTCTGTGAATTGGTCAGGCATACCTTCTATGTTACTTTGTTTTATATGTCTTGACGAGTACCCACTAACAACATTATGGTTTTTACCAATACCCCTGTTTGTAATTATAGATGCGTCATAATCCCCATAACCTTCTTTTCTGTCATCATCAACATCAGAACCATGACCTCCTTCATCACCAACTTCATTCCCATCTTGACCGCCTATATCTTGTATAGGTTTAGGTGCAGGTAATAGTGGGTTTAGTAATGATTGCGATTCATTTTTCTGTAATACTAATTTTACCTCGCACTTGTTATATGGTCTTTCATTCCATACTACCCTATTTATCATTAGATTATCACTACTTATGTTTAGGTTAGCATCTGTATATGTTATTGTTCTTGCAGGTCTATACACAAAGTCATCAACTATTTCAATCCTAGAAGCATAGTATAGAGCTCTTGGTCTAAGATGCCATAGTGGTCCTTGACGGCCTTGTGAATCTTCACTACCTAGTGGTCTGTAATATAGGGATAATCCTAGCGGGAAGGCTGAACCTTCATTAACAGGATTGCCATGCGAAAGGTCTAATACTGATGTTGCCACATCGGGTATTGCTGATATTCTATTACCTTTGTTAGATTTACTCGATATACTATTATTACTTCTATATTTTAGTAAGTCATCACAATATTCTGCGTTAAATGATACTATGATTCTGCTTGTTGAATCGCCCCCGTATGATTGTGGGAATGCTATTTCGTAAAACCCATTACCTTTTACATCAAGATATACAATATTACTAGGTGCTAAGGTAGTATTGATAGTTCTCTGTGCATCAAATGGTGCATCTATTAACCATATTCTATAATGTGTTTCGTTAGCAGTATTTGAAGCGTGTGTTATAAATACTCTTAATTCATTACCTGTGCTTGTACTCACTTTAGGAGCATTCTTAGGGATGTGGACTATTTGAAGTGCCTTTTCTATACAATTTACACCGTATGGAGCATATTGTCCTGTGTGATTTGTGTCGTGCATATCATAGACATTACAAGAACCAGAGCCATGATAACCAACACCTTCTTCTAAATATTCCCAATCCCTTTTACTTCCTATGTATATTTCATCCCAAGCATCTCCATGTGTATTTGTTTGGTTACTTGCTCCTTGTGATTGTGTTCTGCCGGAATATATTATACCATCGAGATTACCATCCATAGCATTTTGTCTCCCACCTATAATCGCACCACCTAAATTACTATGTGGGAATAATGTCGAGTAAGTATGTAATCCATCGGGCATTGATTGTATTAGTGGTGTGGATATGTAACCAAACCTACCGCCGGAAGTCATAGGGTTATGTGAACCTGTTGTTCCTATTATAGTCGCATCAACAGTATAGTTTTTCTCTTTATTTTTGTTGTATTCTGATTTAGCCATGACTAATGCTTGATTAGGGGATGAAATACTCCATGCTTGTAAAGTTTTCCATCTTAAGTTATTGTCTGCTCCTGAAATTGGTTTAGGATAATCCACAAACGATGCACCACCATTATACACAACCCTTACGTTAGTTATCTGTCCTGTACCTTCTACAGTTACATTTGACTTTATAAAATTACTTCTTGTTAGTGCAGTTGATTGTTTGTATGACGGTCTAAACTCAAACCTATTATCTTTACCTACCATATAGAAGAATGTTGTTGTATTACCTGCCGAGCCGGGTCCGGATTGCTTACTTGCTGCTTGGATAATATTTAAGGATGTTTTACCCCTTGCGTCTAAAGCATCACCGTAATTATCAAGGGTAGTACCACCTAATTGTGTACTATCCATTCTATAAGTTATAGGTACGTTATTAATATCGTAATTAAAAGGCATATTATTTCCTTTCAACCAAGTTTTTGTTCTGCTCATTTGCCAAAGAAGTCTCATTTTATCATGTTCCCATTTAGTATTATTACCTGCTGTTTCGACAAATCCATCTACTGTCATTAGGGCAAATAAACCATATAGTGATGACCAATTACTATATACTGAATGTTCGTTATCTTTATTTAACTCAGGGATTGAGTTATTGCCTATAATAGTATTTTCAAACGAAACTCCAAATGTTTCATCATTAACAATATCAACTTTTCTTGAACCAAAATGAGTATATAGTCTTGAAGCGTCTGATGCGGATATTTCATCATAGTCTGTAACAAACGACCCTCCTGTTTTGTAAGTATAGTAAGAAACATCATCCCCATCAGTTTCTTTATGCTCTATAACACCATAATTAGAATAGTCGGGGAATGTATTACCTTTGTAATAGTTTGAAGAATCTAATATTAGTACGGGCTTATCTGTAATAGTAGGTAATGTCATTTTAGTCTGATAATTTATGAAGAATCTCCAATTTGGTTCGTACTGTATTCTATATTTAGCATTGTAAGGGTGCGGTGGGGCTTCCCACCAATAACTATCCATAAGTGCTGGCTCACCTGCTGATTCTAACATAGTTTCCCCAATATCTTTTAAGCCACCAGAGGTATCTCCTATTTTCCCGTTGTTAGCATAGGTGTTAAGATTGAAAAACTTACTTGAATCAACCGCAATAGGTGCTCCTGCTTTAGACTCCCAATTATGTAGGTGAGATACTATATCACCTGTAATGGTATTTGTGTAGTTATCCGACCAAACTGCACTTGTGAATGGGTCTGTTTTACCTAATTCCCATAAATCAATGTCTGCTCCTATTTTTAGTGATATTAATTCTTCTTGTGAATCAGATGATAGTATAGTAACATCGTAATTATCCTCTGTTGGGTACAGTAATCCCCAAGAATCTTGTCTATAACCTCCATCTGCGTCTGCTGAGCCATCATTTCTCATGTCAGCCCAATTTAACCAAATGTGTTTGAAATCATTCTTAATTCTTCTAAATCTCCCTACCGTACCTGCTGTATGGGGTTTAGTTAAATGCTTTACTCCACTTATTGTAATATCACCTGCATATACTTTGCATATATTCCCACCTTGCGTATCTAGTGGGTATTGGTTGTAAGCGAGGCTAGAATTAGTATGACCATCATAGTTTAATATATTATTCTTGAATTGGTTTTCACCTGCAACAGCAACATTTGCTCTTTGTAATTGGTTATGCCAACCACTAGTAGCAGTGCTAGTTACACCCCTACTTCCCCTAACACTACCCGGAATATCACCAGTAGCAGTTACGCCTACATTATAGTGATACCACCTAGAGCCACTATGCCTCCATTTATGGTGTATATCTTCTTCTACTGTCATCTTACCAACAGGGTGAGCATGGGGATATATTAGGTTAGTCAAACCTCTTCTGATACTACCAGAAGTGGGTGTTCCACTATAAGTTACTGCTAATGGGTTATCAGTCTTTAGTTTGTCTGTATCTCTATCAATATCATCGGCCTTAAAGCCTAACCTTATCTGTTGTTCTGCTACTTCTGCGGGATAAACAAGAATCCAGTAGCCTGTAACAACTAATACTTTGTACCATCTATAAGAATATAAATCTCTCATATTAAACTTATCTGTATTTTCTTTAACATACGATTCATTATCAATAACTATCTTTTTGCTAGTGTTATTAAACTGCATCGTTGTACCGCTTGGTGGCTGCTGTACCGCCCCTTGTGTATTCCCAACAAATATAACATCACCTGCTTGTAATCCAGCCCACTTTTCATTATCAAACCAAGGTCCGCTTCTTGTTTGACCGCCAGTAGTATATGAATCCCCCGAAGCAGTATAGCCACACGCTCTAGGATTGCCACTGTGTATATTATCTCTATTAGACCTTTCATTAGTAGCCTTTTGGTATATTTCTCCATTTCTAACATTACCCGCCTGTAACCAAGCAGGGTGATTTGATTGTTTTAACCATAATCCACCAGTTAGATTAGCATACTTACCTACATTTGGGTAAGGTAAATTATCTGAATTAGGTCCACCTGTGTTTAGTATTTCCCCTTGAACTACTTTTGTTATTTCATAGTGATTCCAAGTAGGATTACTTATAGGGCTTCCTGCTCTATTTGCGGCAAAACTTGTCATTCTTGCTGACCTTGCTGCCCCAACATCTAAAGTACCATCTATATTATCTAATTCAAATATTAGCCCACCATTGTTTAGAGTACCTTTATTACCAGTAGTAACCCAAGCCCTTGAAGGTATTGACATAGTAGGGTCTGTACCGTAATCATAATTTAGTTGGTCTTGTAAAGTTATATCTTTATTTCTTTCATCCTCAAAGTTTTCATCTAGCATAGGTACTGAACAATAAGGTTTGAATGTCATGGCACTGTCTGTTGAAGGGTCAAAATCTGCTGTAAGAACAAAGTAATCCGAATATTGATGCTCTGCTATTTCCGGTGCTGCTGCTTGGTGGTCCCTCCTATCATGTCCTCCTACTAAGCCGCCATTCGGGGTAAGTCCTACATCACCGTACATACTTACATTACCGCTTGAAGTTATTACTGCTTTTCTATTAGGGAATCTAGCAGTTGAAAAGTGTGGTGGTCCATCTGTACCCCAAGCACGTTGTTCTATTATACCAAAGACCATTCTAAACCACATTGAAGATGCAATATCGTGCATATAGGAAGCGTGTGCTGCTCTATATTTCCTTCTTGCTTGTCTTGCTAATGGTGGGGTAAATATTGCTTGGGCTGTGGATATTACAGGGTACACACAAGGTTCTAAGTATTGTCCTCCGGCAGTTGTAGGCGTTCCTAAGATGTTAGAAGTTCCGTGTTGTCCTCGCATATAACCTATACCTAAAGAAGTTGCGGCCTTTGTTATTAGGGTGTCTGTTCCTCTTCCTGTTATCTTATACATAGACCATCTATTACCACTAACAGTATTATATGCTCTAATCCATCCTGTGTTGGGGAATGATTTTAATGCTGCTGCCCCAATAGTCCATGTGACCACGTTGCCGGAAGTAACAGATGCAGCAGTCGTAACGTGCTTCATGTGATTATGTTGTGTGCTTGCTACTGCTGTATTAGTACCTGAAAATATATCTCCGCTTGAATCTGTGGTTTTATTTGTGACCGTAAAAACACCTGCTTGTGAAAACTCTTTACCATAACCCGAACTTGTTTTATTATCAGAACTTGCTATTGTTGGTAAGTTATTAGGTTCTATTTGGTCTATATCATTACCCCTTATCATCATTGTTAAGAACGAATCTTCTGTACCTTGAAATGTCATAACTTCTCCGCCGTGTGTCGCTCCACCCGAAGTATTATGTGTTCTAAAATACCGAGTATAAGCATCTATAACTGTAAGTGTCTGCCCTCTTTCTTTTGATGTATTATAGTTTAAGTACTCTAGTGGTGTATCACTTGCCCCTTGTGATTCGGTAAAGCAACTTCTAGGTCCTACCGTTATTAAACCATGTGGGTCATGTATCTGTTTCATAGTTTTTGCTTCTAGTGGTACTAGACCAGCAGGTTTCCAAGTCTGGGTATAACCTCCCGCATCTGCTAATCCTATTTTTATGTCTGCAAAGTTGTCATTGATAGTTTGCTCATTAACGAAAGACATAGCGGTCATGTAATCAACTGCACAGGCGTGTATATTGTCAGTTGTGCTCAATCCAGCAGTAGACATTGATTCTGAAAAATACCCTGACCAACTAACACTTAATGTAGGGTCAAACTTTCTTAACCCATCTGCGTCATCTAGTTTTATTGCTGTAAGATAATCATTAGCAATACTTACGTTCACACCATCATGTTTTATCTCGCTAAACATAGGACAACCCCAAGCCCCGCTATTACTTTCTGCTGAAGTATAGTATTGTTTATCTCCTTCTCCTAAACCACCTACATTTCTTGGCCTTCTTATTATAGACCACCACGAAGGAGGTTCTGCTCTAACAGGGTATGTGTCTGAGCCGCTTTCAATCCACCCATCAGTGTTTGTGCTACCGAATCCGAATATATTACCTTCGCTATATGTAAAGGCAAAATGGTTATCATCTATAATTTTCTTAACAATAATGGTCATACCATCTTCACTTGTTGTTTTTCTAGTGAATGGGTTTAGTCCTGTGGATGAAGAATCATCTTTATTTAGTGAGCCTTCGTTGTATATCTTAAACGTATCATCCACTTCTAAATTATGCTCTATACAGTGTGCTATTATGTATGATGGGTCGTGATAAGAACCATCACTGAATCCTATTATTTTGCTCGTATTCCACTGTTTCCAAATAGCATTACTAGAAGTTTTTGCTGTTTGTGCTTTATTGAAGAAATCTTTAGAGGCAGAAGGCATAAACTTATCTTCTCCTAAATACATTTGTATTGGGTTAGAAGAAAATAATCTTGTTCTTTGGTCGTATCTTGCGCCGTACCTTCCTTGTACTGCTCCTATCTCATCATCACTATCGAATGGGTGAAGCGACCTTGTTTGGTGGTCCATACCTATACTTGATGCACCACGCATTAATCTTCTAGCACCTAAAAATAAATTCTCAGTTACCATTTCTGCTTCTTGCCTTCTATACACATAATCTGTCGAAGGTCCAAAATCTTCATTCTGTCCTACTTCCCAATGGGGGATTAAAGACTCTATTTTACTTAGTGCATCGTAAGCCGTTAATTCAATTTCTTTGGTTCTGCTTCTTGCGTCTTGTTTAATTCTTACAGAATCAAGATAGCCGTACCAAGATACTGAGTCAATATCATTTCTAAACAAAGCAACTGACCATTCAGAAGGTGTTGATGTTAATATGTCCTGTACCTTTCTTTCATTATCATCGTCAATAATATTTACTCTTAATAAACTAGAAGCATCTATTTCTAAACTCATATTTAATTTATCTATACTTAGGTCGCTTAGTGAAGATATACCATTAGGACTATCCCCTACCGGATGTGTTATTTCATGTATTAAACCAACCCTGTCTATAAGATGGTAGTATGTTCTTGTTTTTTCTGACTCAAATCCCCAATATTTACCACCTTGAAATGAGTTTGTTTGTGAAGAAGAAAAGGTTGTCTGTGTTACTCCATGGTCAATATGCCAACCGTAAAAATCTGATGCCACCCAAGCACCGCCCGAAGGTTTAGTCTCGAAACTAAATGTACCTCCTTCGTAACCATCAAGATAGACCTTATATCTTTGGTTAGTGAAGTCTAATACCACATCAATATCAGCCCAATGTTCCCACTCATTAGAATAGTTTGGGGTACTGACCGTACTTGTTGCGTCATAGTCGATAAATGCTTCTTTGTGATTATCCTTTATTGCATTAGGGAATGTTTGTGACCTTACAACATTCATACCATGCTCTAATGTATCTGCTGCATCATTAATAGTGCCTAGTTGTAATTCAAACTCTATTGCTGATATAGATTGTGAAGGATTATAGTCAGAACCTATATGGTTATACCTATTGCCCCTTGAAGTCCAGTCAATTCTGCTTCTGTCGTACCCTACTCGTATAGCGTAGTGGCTTGCCCTTGTTGTGTCCGGCAATCCTTTATTATCCATACTTAACGGGCAGAGTCGAAGATGAAATGTATCACCATCTCCAAAGCAATTTAAGTCTCCATCATAACCAATAACAGGCTCAAACCATTTACGAAGAGGAACTGCTGTAGGTGCAGCAGGTGAGCCTATATAAGAAGCATGGGTTGGCTTGTATTTATCTATATCAACTAAAGCATTATTTGTTATGCTAAATAATTTTGTTATCGCATTCTTTTTATGGTCTATTTCTTGTATCACACAATGCTTATCGGCTCCAACTTGCACTATATCACCGACCCTAAGATGTTTGCTTTGATTTCCTACGGTTGCTGGGTGTAGTCCTCTAGTATGACCACCATAGAACCATACACCGTCTCCTTGGTCACCCGATACGCTACTTCCGTTAGCAATAGTAGCACCTTGAAGAATTAATGATGCGGGTTTAGTGTGCCTAATAGCGAGGAATGGTGTTCGGGATGGGGATTTTATTTCAGCACCTAAAACATTAGCGTTAGTATCTTCGGCATCCCATGTGCTCGCTGATAGTAAAGTGCTTAGTCCATTTTCCGTACTAAATACTCCACAAGTCACTACTGACGAAGTAAATTGAATATGGTTTTTATCCACATCCGATACTGATGTTTCGTTGCTACTGTCTAATTTATATGCTATTGCACTTACTTTATCATTACTTACTGTTATTGATAATGAAGGAACTCCAGCATCTTTGTGAAATACATATTGTTTCTTATCTGCTCTTCCAAAACTTGCATCTGTTTGACCACTACCAATCCAATAAGACCCTGTACCATTGTGGCTTGCATTTGCTTTGATATAACTTTCAGTTGTACCATCACCTGCGTATTTATACCTATTACTATGAGCATGACTATCTAAGTATTCATTATTTATTATAGAAGAATACGCTCTTCCTTTACCAAGTCTTGTTAAGTCTATGGTAAGAAACTCGTGTATTCCTTCGTTATGTAGTAGGTTCATATCATTAGTAACCATACCACTAGACCTGTTAGCAGTGAATACGCTTGAATCTGATAGTGTGTAATTCTTAGTCCAATAAGTCGCTACCCTATCTATGTATGAAAATCTGTAATAAGGATTTAGTCTTGATTCTGAGTTCATTGGATTTCCAAAATGTGTTTTTTCATGTTCCATTTTATTTGAACTCGCTTCCGGCTCACAAAATGATGATGTAAAATCTTCCCAATATCCTGTAAGCCATAATTCATAATCCGAGGGGAATGGATTAGTATTATCACTCACTAAAGGAGTTTGCGAATCATACTGCATTAAAAATCTTGTCATCTATTCACCACTATGCTAATCTCTGATACACACCACTTGTCTTAAGTGAATCTGCTATCCTTTCTCCTATCTGGTCTGTTGCTTCATCCATAGTAAGACCGTGAAAGTTATTAACCACGCTTACTTCGGGGGCAAAGTATAAGTTCTCGACACCGTTTTGTTTTAATTCTTGGAACATAGCAGCATCCATAGCAGACCTTCTTCCACCGAAGAATACTTCTAGTCTTTTATCATCAAACTTTGCTATTGAAGCAGTAGCATTATCTATTGATTCTGCCATACCATCTGCTCCTAACATTCCTGTCGTCATCCATGCTTCTGTTTGTGCCTCATGTTCTTCAAGCATTCTTTGTACTTCGGCAGAATCTTTTTCAACTCTATCCATCTGTGCTTCCATGTCTGTACCAACACTACCGAATAAGTCCTTTTCTTTAGCAATTGCTAAGGCAGCGGCTCCTAAAAATACGGACAACCCCAAAGTAGCAAAAGCCATTTTAGTACCTAGTGCTGTCATAGCACCAGTAGCAGAGACTGTCATAGCAATCATAGGTATGAATGCGAAGGTCATTAACATGGCCGATGCTTCTGCTGCATCTGCTCCTTCTGCGAAAAACATAACACCCATAGAAGCGAGCATAAAAGCATTAGTCCACCCCATAGCAACTTGCATTGAAATCATTTTCATGTTATTCACCTTATTTATTGCACCTGCTAGTAAGACCTGTGCTTGTGCTTCTGTCATAGCACCTTTTATTACTGCTTGTCTTAGAGCAGCGTCTAGTATTTTAATATCAATACCTTTTAGTAAAGCAAGATTTGCTCCTTCTTGTGATGCTGCGAGTGCATAGTTACCTATTGCTTCTGAAATCTCTTGCCTTTGTTTAACGGTTGTTATTTTAATATACTCTGCTTTACTTCTCCCTACTGCATATGTTTTAACTAACTCGTTATCCATTAACAAAATCCTAGCCTGTGCTAGTCTTATACTCTCCGCATTAAGAGTTTTTTCTACTTGTAGAGTTTGTAATCTAACTTGTAATGCAGCCCTTTGTGAATCTGTCAAAGTCTTATCTACTAATAACTCTGTCTCTTTTTCCGCTATCATATGGAGAATACTCCTTTCTTGTTCTCTTAACAATGCTAATTTTGCTTCACTTTGTATTAGACTCATTCCATCCATCTCAAGGATTTTGAATTGTTGTGTTATTGTTTGTTGACCTAATATAGTTGAAGCCCTATGCTCTAGATTCTTGTGTTGAGTTGCCATAACACCCTGTTCTAATATCGCTAATTCACTTGCTCTTAGTTGGTTGTGGTAAATTAAAGTATTTGTTTTATGAGCATTTGCTAAGGTTTCTTCCCCGTAAGCGGATATTCTTAGTTTTTGTAATTGATTTTCATTAAGATGCTGCAATAACCCATCATTTCTTAATCTAATAAGTAATGCTTCTGCCTGTGCTTTACCTTTATATGAGTCTGCCTCCACCTGACTATAACTAGCAGCAATTTGTTGAAGTCTTGTTCGTTTTACCGCTTGTGCTAATAGTGTTTTCTGTGCAACACCAACAGTAACTACTGCTAGGCTGAATGCCATAACACCTTTCATAGCCTCGAATGTTGCTGATGCTATCATAGCCCATGTATTCGCTTCTTCAAACAGAGGACCTTCTGATATTAATAATCTAGCCTGTGCAAACATATAATTAACTTGGGTTGCTCTTAATGTCGAGGGGATTAGTTTTTCTGCAATAGCATAGTTTAGTAAGTCTATTTCTTTTTCGTATTGTTGTGTTTGATACATAGCATTTTCTTGAAACACTTCGTATTCTAAAAGAGCACTATTCATTGAGTTTTGGGAATCAGCCATTATCTCAACTGCCCTATCATAACCTTCCATTAACTTAATGAATCTAACATAGTGGTGAGCACCTGCAACACCGATAGCAATATTAGTCTGTTGGGAAGAGTTCATTTCATCCCATTTTGGTTTTAGTTGGTCCATAACATCCATTAAAGTGAACATATTACCGTTACTATCTTTAACAGCAACACCATACTCTGCTAACAAAGCATTGTTCTGTGACCTATCAGACGCTAATCTAGCAAGCATCTGTTTGATACCACGACCAGCCTTAGAGGATTGTTCACCTTGTTCGATAAGTGTTGCACCTAAAGCAATCTGCTCGTCTAATGATGTATTTACTATTGTCGCTGCCGAAGCATACTGATTCATAGCACCTATGAGGTTCTGTATTGTTGCACCGCTTTTATTTTCCACTTCATTTAATTTATCAACAAGTCCTATTGTATTACTTAAAACAAATGCTCTTTCCTCTTCTTCTGTAAGTAATTCTCTCTGAGCCCTAGTAAGACCGTTATACATATAGTTGGTTTGAAGTTGAAGTTGTGTTAGTGCAGACATAGCGGCCTCTGTTTCCATCATACCGACCGCACCTAACAGCATAGCACCTTCTCTTGCAGCCCCCTGTGCAGGTTGACCGCCTATAACATTACCTAACTGTGCCATTGTTGCTGCTGCTTCTAGAGATTCTGCTGCTGATTGATTATAGGCTGCACCTATGCTCATTATATCTTGTTCTAATTGCTTTACTTCGGGTGATACTTCATCGAAAAACTTTTCAAAATGTATAGTAGCCATTTCAATAGGCTCTGCTAAGTCCATTAGAGCATCATTCCATTGTTGAATACCCATGAATACTTCCTCGAAAGCAATCATCATACCTTCTACCGCATCGGTAAATACAGCAGTTAGTACAGCACCTAGAGCGTTAGCATCATCTAGGATTTGTTCTGATTTAATAGACGCATAGACCGTAAAAAAGGTCCTTGCACCACCCATTTTTGCCATTACTTATCACCCCCTCTTTTCCTACGTTCCGCTCTACGTTGATTCCTACGAGCCACTGCTCCTTTAGCCTCTTTGGATAAATCCTTTTTAGAATTACCTTTATTATAGTTCTCGTTTAACTGTTCGTTAATTTCTGATGCAATAGAGGCGTCTAATTCCATACGTGCTCTACCTACTACTGGGTCAAGCCATCTTTCCGCAAAATATGATGGTGATACACCCTTAAATGTAGAGCAAACTGCGGGTAATAGAAAACTCATTTGACCAAAGGGACAGCACCCTCGTCCTCCTCGCCTCTAATAAAAGCAAGTAAGGGTACTATTTCTTCTGAAAGTAATTCATTAGTATCACATTCAGTACCATCCTCATATTTTCCTACGCATAGGGGAATTAACAAAGCGATTTGATTAGCCAAACCTGCCCCGTAATCTTCGACCATATCAAAAAAAGTATCTTGTTGTTCTTCGGTCCATTCTGTTGGGTTCATCCCGAAATGTCTGCACTTACGCAGAGCCTTAGCGTGTGCTGTTTCTAATGGTAATTTTTCTATACCCGATGCTTGGCGAACCCAAACTTTTCTTCCATCGTTTAATTCAAATTGCTTACTTCTTATCGGCATCCTTCTTCACACTCTTACTTTTCTTTTTCTTTGGCTTGGCTTCTGCCTTTGCCTTCTCTTCGACCTCTTTCTTTAGGTCTTCTAATTCTGCTAACTGTGCTGCTTCAATATCAGCCATTAGTTTATTGTATCGTGCTGGTCTGCCACCGGATAATTTGTATAGTCTTTTCTTCTCATCCATTTCAAACTTTCTTGAACCGCCTCTAATAGAAGGGTTGTGTTTATTGTGCTTACCGTCTTTTGCCATACTTAATCACCTCACGCATTTGGATAAGCGGATAGTGTGCTCTTAAGTGTTGCTTTTGACATACTATGTGTTGCTTCATTGTATAGTGCTGTAAAGGAAACTTTTAGTGTTTGTCTGTCTCTTCCGCTTATTGTTGAATCGGGTGCATCGTATTGAAGGGAATAAATATCAATCAAAAGACTTTCATTTGCTGCTCCGTTATACATAACGCTTAATGCGGGGTCTGCTGCTGTTCCAACAACTGTTAAACCTGCTGCTAATTCTTTGTAAAATGGTTCTTTCATTACGTCGTTTAGTGATGTATCACTTAAATTGTCGTGAATAACTCTGTTGAACTCGATTGTTCCTGTGATTTCTCTAACTCCGGGTACAGGCATACGGGAATAAGAATTACTACCTAATGCAGTAGCGGAATCAGCATCTCTATTCATGTTGAAGTTTAATTCGACTGATTTTACTAACTTGCTTCTTTCATTACTTGTTGATGCAACACCTTCAAAAGCAACGTGTGCTCCTTCAAAGTGGAAAGCATCATTACCGTGAAATACTGTATCTGCCGGAATCGCTAAAGCGTGTTCTGCTGAGTTATCCTCACCACATCCTAAGAAAGATGCAGAGCACATAACATATTCACCAACATTAGCACTAATAGTTAAACTATTCAATACTTGACCTAAGTATCTATGTTCACGACCTTCACGACCAACTCCAATAGTAAAGGAATTATTTCCTGTATATACTCCGGTTGATGCTGTTGATGCTGCTGAGTCAGACTTTGTAGGGTCTTCTGTCAGTAAGGTTGTGTAACAACTGCTAACAGGACCTGTTGTTGCTGCCGCATTGTATATGTTAGCGATTACTGTATTACAAAACGTATCACCAAGCATAGCGAAATTAATATCACCAGTAGCAGTCTCCATACCTATTACTGTTTTACGTGGACCATATCGTGAAATATCTTCCCTTGTCATTATATCAAAGTTAGGTGTGAATGATTCATCATCCACTTCTCCGTATTTCTTAGCGGTTGTTGCTGATTGTCCGTATGTTGTTGCCCCTTCGACATTGATGTATAAGTATCTGCTTTGCATATTAGCCATAATTAATTACCTCGGCTGGTAGCCTACGCATCGAGCCAATACCTATTTAGTCTTAGCGATGAACCATACGTTCTCTTCGCATATAAGTTAAACTTAATTGGTGAATACATATCATTTCATCATTATCGACCTTAGTATCTAGTGATACTTCATAACTTGTTAGTGAATCTATGCTACCGTTTAGTCCTGTATTGGTGTATAATTCATCAAATACATCACCTAGTATTCTTAATCCGAAGCGGTAGGATTCTTTATAGTCCGTTCCTTTTGTTGTAATCATTATACGAGCATCATTGTTTTGATAGATACTTGTTCCCCCTAGTGTATCGAAACTATCAGAGCCACTGCCGCTAGTAAGTATATGTATGGTTGGTGGGGTTAATCTCATTATCATAGCAGAAGAAAGGTCATAACCATAAACTATGCTTGAATCGGGGATTTCTTTTATAGTACCTCTTTTACTATTCCTTAGTGTATTTCTAAGTGATAGACCTAACCTGTTTAGTGTTGCTTGATAAAATGCTGATTGTGATAACTCATCGGGATTGAATGCCCCATGATGGGTTGCATATACTGAACCCCATTTAGTTTCACCATCACTACTACCCCATTTTATTAATCTTCCTGTTGTGTCACTAGAGCCTGTAACGGATAAAGACCTATCAGTACCGAAATCATCTTCCATAATCTCATGAACATATAGTTTAGCATTACCCGAAGCATCTAAAGTAAGCCTAAGTGTTGTTATGTAAGGTTCTATATCTACCATAGTTAAGTCTAAGTCTGAAAAAGTAGAGGTTGTTGCTCCCACTATTTTTACGCTTGTGGCTAATCCTGTGGATTGGACTTCAACGGCGTGGCTGTCGCTTCTTAGTAGCATAAGAGTCGTTCCGTCTGCGGGAATGTCTGCCGCATTAGGATAGAATACTGTGGCTAGTATTGTTAAGTCATCTGATGTTGAAGGGGTGACCGAATAATAACCACTTGATGTTATCTTCCAATAATCACCATCTGCTGAACCTGAGCCTGTTGCAGACCATACTTCACCATCACTTGCGGTAGGGTCATCACCGTGATTACGGCTAGTCCAATATTGATTTGTTGTTGCTATACTCATTCTAATCCCTCAGACTAATTTCATCATCTTTGTAATATCTCTACTTGTAACGTGTTTGTAAGAAGAAGTGCTCTGTTCTATAACCTCTCCTCCGGGTCCTAAATTATTTTCTAAGTAAGCCTCTATATTAGTTCTCCATTTTATATCTACTTTCTTTTGAGCCCTAGCCATATATGCTAGTTTTCTGAAACCATCGTGCTGTCTACTACTATTAACACCGTAAGCAAACCCACTTTTACCTCCTTCGTAATACTGTGCTATTTTACCTGCGTATTTCTTTCCACTTCTTGCCCTAGAACCTCTAACACCTGCACCTGTAAAATTATTAGGATTTTCTGGGTCTTGGCTCCACATAGAAACTGATGCTGTGCTTTTATCAACATTAGCGTCTCTAGTTTTTCTTACTACTAAAGAGTCTGCTATTTTTTTAGTTGCTCTTTCTGTGGATTCTGCCATACCCAATCCTTTACTGCCACCCTTAACCTCCCATCTTGTAGGTCCCGTTGCGTTTTTTGTGTATCTAACTCCTTTTAGGTATGCTCTTGTCTCTTCCATAGCCACTGTCATTTGTTCTAAAAGAAAATTATTCATAACAGTAGGTGCGTTTTTACCTACATCCTTAGCGTACTTTTTAGTCTCTGTTGTATCAGTAACTAATTTGAAATGCAGACCGCCTTTGTCCTTACCAACATTTTTAGTATATTTGCTCATTACTGAACACCACCGATATGTGCAAGTCTAGTTAGCGTTGATTCTGTTCTTTCACGAAGAACGGAAGCCCTCATACCTTCACCATCGGTTCTTTGAAATGTTGATTCATCTTCAAGATAAATTGATGCTGCAAAATCAGCACATATTTCTCTTAGTACGTGAGCCATTTCACCTTCTTGTACCGTAACACCCGATGCGTGGTCAAGTGTAATACCTGTCACTCCTGTTAATTGGTTAGAGGATTTACCAGTCCACGAAAAAGAATCACCGTCAATATTTCCTTTACCACTAGATGAAAAAGATGAGCCGCTCGTTAAATCAACTGTCGTGCTTTCGGGTGTATGTGCTCCGCTAAGTGTGGTTTCACCTATTTCTTGTGAAGGTGTTGCCCTACCGTAATACTTGAACTCTTGGTCTATTTCTATTGATGCTCTTCTTATATGACTAAGAATCTTAGTATTCGCTTGCACCCGCTGAGCACTATTAAGTCCTAGCCTTAACCCAACATCAGCAACAGAACAATACATTTATCTCACTCTTGCGCATCCTTTAATCTTTGAATTAGGTCTGCTTTCTTTCCTTGTACTGAAAGACCAGCCGCCTTTAGTTTTTCCTTCAACTCAACAACACTATGGGATTCAAGGGTCGTTTCAATCTTTTGTATTTCTGCCTCTGCATCTTTAACTGCTTCTTTTACATCACCAACCGAATCTAATAACTCATCAAGAGTTATTTTACCATCTGCACTTACGGCTAGATATTTCTTATACAGTAATGACCCTATACCTGCTAAGGCAACTACCGCTAGAAGTATTATTTCTATATCACCAATCAATGATGATGACTCCATTGGTACGCAATCTATTGTTTCGTTAAGTGCATTCAAGCACGTTTCTGCTGTTGTGTTATTACTCATTTTATTCACCTATATTCTATGTGTTTTACCGCACTAAACGGTATAAAAGATAGAGGTCTATTATCCCCCTTATCTTTGAATATCTTATAGCCATGTGCTGTTTCTTCAATAAAAACATTAACATAACATTTCTCTGGTGGATGATATATTATCTTCCCAAAATTAGCACTCATTTCTTAGCACCTTTTTCTTTGTCTTTACCAACAATTGATGAAGGCATCAAAGGGGATATAGTCTCTGTTCCTGTGACCGTAAATCTATCCATCTGTAATTCGTGCGATTTCTTTTGTGAAACTAATTCCATATTATGTGCATTGATAGAAGGGATTAATTGAATCTCTGCTGTCTGTTGTTGCTTCCACATATCTAGAGCATCTTTAATAATCAATAAAGCAGGACCGCCTATGATTGCTATTAGTGTAGTATAACCGTCAAGATTATCAAGAACTGATTGGTTGTGCATTCCCGCCCATATAATATAACAAGCAAATAATACCCATGCTAGGACTATTGGTGCTCCGATTATTAAGATAAACTTATCATTAAACTTTGTACTCATGTCTCTTCCTCATACTATACTGTATAGTGAATAGGTCCAATCTCTATATGAAGGTAGCCCCTAATTACTGTTGATATTAATGTTATCCTAGTATTCCGCTTTCTAATAGACGGTCTATTATTTCTTTGTAATAGTCATAATCTGTTATAGTACATATAGGCTCTATGTGTGTACTGCCAATGGAATAATTAGAATACGCTTCCGGTGAAACATACATATCATATATTTTAATTTCATTAGAAACTTCATCATGCACTTCGACTATTAAAGTAAAAGGTGCTTCTTTTTCTATAACCTTACCGGTCACATTATGACAAGTAATACTACCGTTTTCTTGATAATACTCTATGCTTGATTGTGGGGCAATTACTAATAAAAAAGCGACTACTAATATAAAAAATAACCCAGTCTCAGGACCTTCATCCATTACATCATCCCGTCTATACCATATATAGAAGCAATAGCGGCTAGACCTATTTTCATAAACTTAAATCCTTCTGTAAGTATCTGATTAGTGACCGCTTGTGTTTCATAAAGTGCGGCTTGTTGAACATGAAGTGATGTTAAGCCATCACCCATCTTTTCAATTAACTCATCATGTTTTTCAACCCTTTTTTCTAGGTTCTCTAATCTTAAATCTTGAACGGCTGGACCTGAGTTGCTAGGCATTAGTAAAGGGATTGTCCCATACTTGTATGAACCTTACTTATATCGGGGTCCACGATACCAACCAACAAGGCTTGTTCTCGAACCATCAGTAATTTCTTCAACACAATGTTCTTGATAAGAAAGGAATGCTATCACAGTTCCTCTTTTCTTTAGTGATTCACCATCAGGGTTTTGTATATGCTTAAACTTAAAATCCCCACCTTCATAATCTTCGGGGTCTGATAGTTGTAGCACTATGGATATTTTTCTATGTGTTCCTGTCTGATTTCCCCAATCAATGTCGTGATGCCACCCATATTTGTAGCCTATATCTTTGTATTCTGTAAATTGTAATTCGGGAAGGTAGGATAATTCCATACCAAAATGTTTATTAGCCTCCCTTGAATATGTCTCGAATATTTGATTTATCCAATCATGCTCTTCATCCCGAGGAACCCATCTAATTTGTGTCTTTCTATTAGGGTCTTCGTATAGCGGGTCTTCACCTGCCCTAAATGTTGTTGCATTTTTACTAGGTAATTTCTCACAGGCTTCTAAAATCTTATCACACATCTCATCATCTAAGGAAGCCTCCCATATCAACCAGTCGGGGAATTGTTGCATGAGGTTCCCCACTAAGTCATTAGTTATAAGTCTTTTGTAATCAAGATTGGTACTTAAACTTAATCCGTACGGGAGTGGCTGCTGTGCTACCGCTTGAATTACTAGCGGTGCATTGTAATTCTAATGCCAATTCATCACCATCTACGGGAAATGTATAACCTCCTTTACCTCCACCAAAAGTCATTCTCATAACAGCCGCCCCACTACTACCTGTGCTATCTTGTGATGTTCCACCCGCAGCATAAACACTCATTGATACATTTGTAAGGCTTGTTTCAACACCTAAAACCATATTCCATTGGAATGATGTTGCGTCTGTTGCCCTACAATATGCCTTTAGTACAATATCTGAACCACCTGCAATACCATTAAAACCACTAAAATCAGCAACATCAACTGTTGTACTTGTTAGATAAACATTGTCAGTCGAGTTATAAGTAAATGAACTTGAAGGAAGAAATATATGAACATCCGGTGAATTACCACCTTCGGAATCATATACTAAATCTCCCGTAAATAAAGCATTGTCATAGTTACCACTAGAAGAACTGGCTATGCTCACACCTGTTGGTGCAGAACC